TCAGGCGTGATATTTCCGCAGCTTCTCCGCGGCGCTCTCCGCCTTCTCCCGCCGCAGGTGGGTATACACCGCCTCGACGACCTCCACCGTGTCCCCGGCGAAGCTGGCCGTTTCGCGCGGTGTCAGCCCCGCCTCAAAGCAGATCGTCACGAAGCTGTGACGGAAGCAGTGCGGCGTGATCTCCTCCGGCAGCCCGACCGTTTTGCAATAATCATCCCATTGCTTTTGCAGGTGCGACGTTGTCATATAGCCGCCGTCCCGGTCGGGAAAGAGCAGCCCCACGCGATTGCGCGGCAGTGCGTTGGCGAGCTGAGGGAGCAGCGGAACCTCGCGCGCTCCGTTCTCGCTTTTGAGGAAATTCTCCAGCTTTGCGCGGCTGCTGCCGGTATAGTTGAGCTTTTTGTTGACGCGGATGGTCTCGGCCTTTCGGTCGATGTCGGCATAGGTCAGCGCCAGCGCCTCCCCGCGCCGCAGGCCGGTATAAAGCAGCAGATACGGGAACAGCCAGAACGGCGGCTTGGTCGTCGCGCTGTCCTTGACGGCCCGCTCCTCGGCTTCGGTCAATGCCCGCCGCCGCTTCTTCGGCAGCCCGCGGCTCTTGCGGACCTCGGCGGCAGGACTGACGCGGATATCTCCGCTCATGACTGCGTGCGAGAAGATCATTTTGCAGACGGAAAGCTCGATCTGTACGCTGTTCCCCGCGCGGCCCTGCCGTTCAAAATCTCGGATATAGCGCTGTACGTCCAAGGGCTCTATGTCCGAGGCATAGCCGGGGAAGGCTTCTTTTAGGCGCTTGACTGCAAAGGAATAGACGCGCCGCGTGCTCTCTCTGACGCTCTTTTCGTGCTCGGCCTCCCACTCGTCCGCGATCACGGGGAACTTGCGGCCCCGCTCGCGTTCGTCCTGCCATGCCAAAATTTTCTTGTCTACCTCGCGGCAGGTCTTGCCGCGGAAGTAAATGCGCTTGCCGTTGACGGTGCGGGAGGTCTCGAAAAGTCCGTCCGGCCTCTGGTGGTACTTGTTTTTTGCCATAAAAAAGCTCCTTTCATCTTGCGCGACGAAAGAAGGCGTGATATAATATCTACGCCTATTCATCGACGCGCATTTGTCGTGTCTTTCCAGTGTGATGTCGTGGTTGTGCCGGAATGTTTAGGCCCGCCGGAGTGTTTGCACCACTCCGGCGTTTTTATTTTGCGCTCGCAAGGTCCGGTATCTTTGCACTTGACCCGCATAACGAGCATTCCGTGTATCCGCGCCGCTCGCAGACTTCTATCGCCAGCGGCGTAAAAGAGGATGCATTTTGAAAGACCGCACAGCCGTATCGGTGGTAATAGCTTGAGCCGTCTACGAGCAACCCGACATTTCTGCGGAAAAAGTCGGCGGCATCCACGCTGCTTTGCATAGCGTCGCAACGATCCCATACGCTTTGCAGGCGTTCTTGTAGGCGGCCCTCCTCGGCTGTGGATTCTTCAAGCGATGCGGCAAGCGTTGCATTTTCGCGTTTCAGCGTTTTGATTTCTTCAGCTTGCTGGATATTGACAAAGACGCTTTCTGCGAGCAGCAGGAGGCCGAAGATGATCGGGGAGTATCGCCGGATGAAAGCCCAAATGCCTTTCAAATTCTGTTTCTGACAGTATCGCTTATGCCTGAAAAACTCAGGATCATCGTATATGCCCATCGCTCACCCTCCTCACCTCGGCAGTGGATATCTCCGCTTCGTGATAACGCGCCCCTGACAGATGACCGTCTGGCCGCTGCTCGGATAGATCGGCACGTCCGCGTCCGCGCGCTTGCGGTTGAGGGAGAACAGATAGGTCATGCCGAACGGATCGCGGTAATACTGCTTGATGACCGTGCCGCCGTCTACGCAGAAAACGCCGATGTCGCCGTTGACAATGGCGTCGTGATTGACAAAGACGGTGCTGCCGTCGGGAAAGTCCGGCTCCATGCTGTCGCCCTGCACGCGGATCGCGTAGGCCGCGCCCTGCGGATCGTCCGGCCCGAGCTCATACAGCTCGAAGTCTTTGCCCTCGACCGGAGCGGCAATGCCGGCGGCAGACGGCTCCAGATAGCGGTTGATGACCTTCGGCTCGAACGTGACAAGCTGCGTATCCTCCATGAAGCGGGTCTCGTCCTCGCAACGCTGCTTTTCCGTGCTCACCAGCTCGCGCACGGCAGTCCTGCCCCAGCGATCCAAGCTCGAATAGTCCTTTGCGATCTTCATAGCCTCGTCCGAAAGGGACGGGGCTTTTTTGCTGTTAAATCCAGTACCGATCAATTCGTCCGCCGTAATGTCTAATGCAGACGCCAGAAGTTTGAGCTTTTCAACGTCCGGTTCGCGGTTCCCTTTTTCATAGCCGGTAATCGTTGTTTTCGCAACGCCGACCTTCTTCGCAAGATCTTCTTGTGTCAATTTCTTCTCGGTCCGAAAAGATTTCAGTCTGTCACCGAAGTTCATTTTTCATCACCTCTGAATACAGTATAAGTTGGCATTTTGCAAATGTCAATGAAAAGTTCTCGTAACGAAAACTTTTTTGTGAAAAAGGCTTGACAAGTTTGCGTTTTGCGAGTATTCTTTTGGTAAAGTTCTCAAAGCGAGAACATTTTGAAAGGAAAGGAACGAGAAAATGTATCCAAATCTACTTGGGCAAAAGGCTATTCATAACCTCACGGATGATGACATGGCAAGCATTATTGGCATTTCGCGAACTGCCTATCAGAGCAAAAAGAAATCCGGACGATTCACACCAGAGGAATGTCGCAAATACTGTGACTACTTCGGCAAGAGTTTCCAATACCTATTTGCCAAGGACGGCGACGACTTCGCCAGCTAAGGAGGCCCCTCCATGAACGACTTACAGATCTTCACCTATCAGCAATCCGCCGTCCGCACGGTCGAGCGCGACGGCGAGCCGTGGTTCGTCCTCAAGGACGTGTGCGACGTCCTCGGCATCGGCAGCCCCCATAAGGTCGCCGACCGTATTGACGAAGATGAGCGGAATCAGATTCCCCTCACCGATTCCCTTGGTCGTCAGCAGGAAACCACCATCATCAACGAATCCGGCCTTTACAATGTCATCCTCCGTTCGGACAAGCCCGAGGCCAAGCCCTTCCGCAAATGGGTCACGTCTGAGGTGATCCCCGCCATCCGCAAGCACGGCAGCTATAGCCGAAAGCCCCTCACCCCCGCCGAGCAGCTTTTGGCGCAGGCGAACGTCCTCGTCGAGCAGGAACGCCGCCTTTCGGCTCTGGAGGAGACCGCGGAAAAAACCTCCCGCGCCATTGAGATGATCGCCGCGCCCGCCGCCTCCACGCGCGATACCTGGCAGGAGGAGACCGGCAAGGCCATCCGGCAGATGTGCGCCGAATACGCGCTCAACTACCACTCGACAACCGGTGACCTCTACAAGGAGCTGGAAGGGCGCGCGGGCATCGACCTCGACGCCCGCAAGCGGAACCTGCAAAAGCGCCTGCGCGCCAACGGAGCCACGGCGACCGAGTGCAAAGCGGTCTCCAAGCTCTCCGTTATCGCCCGCAATCCCCAGCTCCGCGAGATCTTCACCGGCATTGTGCAGCGCAAAGCGGCGGGCCTGCTTACCAACCGCCTGACCCCGGCATAACCACGACATTTCACCGAAAGGAGTATTTCAATGGCACGAGAAACCGAATTTTACCGCGATAACCTCGAAGCGATCCTCGCCTTCACCGGCGGCACCTACACGCTGACGATTCAGCAGGTGCGGGAATTTACCGGCATCCGCCACAATCAAACGCTCCATAAGCGCTTCCCCTTCCAGCAGGGCTACATTTCCGCGCCGACGCTTGCCCGTTGTCTGGCGAAAGGAGCGAGCGCATGAACGACGAACGCCAGCCGCGCCGTGAGAACTACGGCTATTGCATCTTCCCAGCCCTGCGCCGCGCCCTGCGAAAGACCGGCATGGACCGCCGCGAGGTCGCGAAGTACCTCGGCATATCCGACAGCAATTTCTATTGGTGGACGACCGGCGGCAACGCGAGGATCCTTTTGGTCCTCTCGAAGCTGCTCCTGCTCACCGACCTGACCTTTGAGGAAGCCTTCGGCGAGATCGACAGAGGAGAGGAGAGCGAATGATGAAACCGTTTTTTGCATTTCTTGCCCTGTTCCTGTGCCTCGCGGCGCTTTGGCCCGTCGTGACCGTCAGCACCGCCGCGCAGCCGGAGCCGTACACCGGCGAGCCGCCGGTCATCGAGACCAAGCTCCCCGGCGAGGACAAGCCCGCAGAAGGATGCGCGGTGCTCGACATCGGCGAACCGCTCGGCGAATTTAAGCTGACCGCCTATTGCCCGTGTATGAAGTGCTGCAGCAAGACCGACGGCATCACCTCGACCGGCACGCTGGCCGCCGAGGGCCGCACCATTGCCGTTGACCCTCGCGTGATCCCTTACGGCTCCTCTGTCACGATCTACTTTGCCGACGGCACGAGCCATACATACACCGCCGAGGATTGCGGCGGGGCTATTAAGGAAAACCGCATCGACGTGTTCTTTTCCAGTCACGACGTTGCCCGCGCGTTCGGCGTGCAGAGCGCAATGGTCTATGTGGAGGCGGAGCCGTGATGTATCGCTGTGATTCCTGCCACGCCGACTTTGACGAACCCGCCATTCGCTTTGAGCGTGAGAACCTGGACGGCGAGAACGGCATCTTCTATGCGCAGTATGCCGTCTGCCCCTATTGCGGGGAGGATTGGTTTTCCGAAATACCCGAAGAGGAGGAAAGCAAATGAGCGTCCATTTTGACCCCGAACGGCACATTTACACCGTGGATGGCGTGCAGCTCCCCAGCGTCACCGAGGTCTGCCGCTTCCTCGCCTATGACTATAGGTCCTCGCAGCCGTGGCTTGCCGAAGCCGCCGCCCGCCGCGGCACCGCCGTCCACGAAGCCTGCGCCCTCATTGACTACGGCGAGATACCGGAGGAAACGCCGGAGATCGCCGGATACCTGAAAGCCTACCACCGGTTTCTGGCGGACTATAAGCCGGACTGGCAGCTGATCGAGCACCCGATGGGCAATACGGAGCTCGGCTTTGCCGGCACGCTCGACCGCTACGGCGCGATCGACGGCGCTTTGACCCTGTTGGACATTAAGACCGGACAGCTTCACAACGTCTCCCTTTCCGCCCAGCTCACGGGCTACGGCAACCTGCTCTATGCCGAGCGCGGCATTGCTCCCGATCAGACCCTCGCGCTCAAGCTCTCCAAAGACGGCACCTACGAGCTGCGCCCCGTCCTGCCGGACGCCGAGCTGCTCCGAGCATGCCTGTTTATCCACCAGACCGTCACAAAGAAAGGAAAGAAGAAATGAACGAGATCGCCCTATATCGCTATGACGCCGCCGCTCTGGAGGTGGCCCCCATTCCCCGCACTGGCAACTATACCATCTGCGCCCCCAACGGCATCCCCGCTACCTTGAAGCGCGGAACGGACTTCGGCATGATCCGCAAGAAGAACGGCGACGCCATGACGAAAAACCCCACCCTCTTCAAGTCCGGCGCGGAGAAGGTCGCCGTAGCCTATGGCCTCTGCCAGCGCTACACGCTGGAGAGCAAGCTGGAGGACATCGAGCATGGCTTTTTCTACTTCCTCGTCCGCTGCGACCTCGTGAAGATCGTCAACGGCGTGGAGTACGTCATCACCTCCGCCTACGGCTCCGGCAATACCCGCGAGGGCCGCACCGGCTCGCAGTCCCCCTATGACGGCGCGAACAGCGCGGTCAAAATGGCGCAGAAGCGCGCCCTGGTCTCCGCCGCCTTGTCTTTGGGCTGCGTCTCCGATATGTTCACGCAGGACATTGAGAGCGACACCGAGGACGGCACCGCGTACATCAACGAAAAGGACCCCGAGGCTCCCATCACCGCCGCGCAGGTCAAATTCTTCTATGCGGCCGCTTCCCGCCACGGCCTGACGAAGCCGGAGGCGAAAGCGCTCGTCAAGAAGTTCGGCTATGACAGTGCATCCAAGATCAAAACAAAGGACTTTGACGCCATGCTGGCGGAGCTGGGAGGGACCGAGGAGTGATTACGAAGCTCGGAACCGACTATTTCAAGGGGCAGAAGCAGGATATTTACCTCATTGCCTCCACCGTCACCTCGGACGGCGAGCTGAAATCCACGCAGTCCGGCAAGACCTTCGGCACCTGCTCCTGCAAGGCGATGGAAAAGGAGGACGGCACCGCCGTCTGGGTCGCCGTCAAGAGCTTCAGCGAGCTGGTCCGCGACCGCATCGCCCGCGCCGGAAAGGGTACGCCCTTCCTCGCGTGGGGGCGCGTAGAGAAGCGCGAGTACAACGGCAAGGAATATACGGATATGCTCGCAGACGGCTTTCTGAGCCCGTTTGCGGGCGGCGCAGAGCCTATCCCCACGCCGGTGGGCAGCACGCAGAAGTATTACCCCGTCGAGGAGGTAGACGACGGCGAGCTCCCTTTCTGAGTGCGCACGGCATGACCGGCGAGGCCGTTTCGCGCATTCTCTCTCTGCTCTCGGCGTATTTCCCCAATCGCAAGATCACGCCCGACCTCCAGCGTGCGTGGCAGCTCGCGCTCAAGCCCTACGACTATAAGGACGTCAAGGCGCAGGTGGTCCGCTATGTCCGGCGGAACAAATTCTTTCCCGACGTGGCGGATATCACCGCCGCGCTCCCCGAACCGGAGCGCCGAAACGGCGAGAACGCGGGGAAAAACGCATGGATGGGCGAATACATCAAAGAAGGCAACAACGCATGGGCGAAAAAGTATATGTTGCCGTGAAAGGAAATCATGATCGAATTTATCGTACCCGCGGCGGCCATCGGCAAGGCCCGCCCCCGCGTCACCCGGCACGGGACCTATACGCCCCGGAAAACGCGGGACTATGAGGAGCTGGTGCGCCATTGCTTCCGCACCAGCGGGAGCCTGCCCTATACCGACGCGCGCCAGCCGCTCAAGGCAGATATCGTCGCCTGCTTCACCGTTCCCAAAAGCTATTCCAGGAAAAAGCACGCCGAGCTTCCCGGCAAGCCCTACACGCACAAGCCGGACGCCGATAACCTCGCAAAATGCCTGCTCGACGCGCTCAACGGCCTCGCCTATCCCGACGACGCGCAGATCACCGCGCTTGAGGTCGGCAAATTCTATTCCGACCGCGATTTTGTACTCGTTAAGATTTATTCAGAGGAGGAAACCAACCATGCGAACACATAAGCGCGTCCCCCGGAGAAACCTCATGACGCCGGCACAGGCCCGCGAGGAGCGGCGCATCAATCCGTGGCTCTCGCTCGCGCAGGGCGTCATCCTGCAAGCCATCTTCGATTGGCGCGCCCTCGAAGCCGACGTGAAGATTGTCGGCGGCACAAAAACGACCTTTGACGGTCTGCGCGCCTTCTTCCGCTCGCAATGGGCCGACCATCTGCTGCTCTGCACAGACATTTCCGCGCTCTATGTCCTCGACGTGCTCGAAAACGAGCTCGCCGAGATCGAGGCAGGGCGCACGCAGGTCCTCCCGCGTGTCAATGCGCGCCCGACGGTCGTCCGCCGTGCAAAGCCCAAAAGCGCCGCCGCTCTCGACGACCTCAAGCAATGGACCAACGACAAGCCCACGAGGAGGAAAGCATGAAACTTTTGATCGGCGGTTCGCCCTGCACACATTGGAGCATTGCGCAGACGAAGAACCGGGAGACAGAGGCCAGCGGCATCGGCTGGGAGCTATTTCTAAACTACCGCATTGCCCGCGACAAATACAAACCGGACTATTTTCTCTACGAGAACAACAAATCCATGTCGCCCGCTATCCGGACGCAGATCACGGCGGAGCTGGGCGTGGAACCCGTGCTTATCAACTCCGCGCTATTAAGCGCGCAGAACCGCCAGCGCCTGTATTGGGTGGGCAGACGGAACCCGGACGGCACATACAGTCAAGTGCCGGTGGAACAGCCGGAGGACAGGGGTATTCTGCTGCGGGATATTCTGGAGACTGGCGTTGCATGGAAGGAAAAGTCCTATACGCTGGACGCGCATTACTATAAATCGGCGGGCGTTTACAATCCCAAAAAGCAACATAGTTATTCGCGCCTCATGGTGGCCGAGCCTGTTGCCATTAAGCCGCTGACTGAGCGGGAAATGGATTACATGGTTGGTGAGCATGGCAAATACTCCGACCGTTGGACATATCTGCAAAAGCCAGGGGAGGCAGACAAAGCGCTGTGCATCACCGCAAATGTTCATCGCGGCGTGCCGTACAACATTTGTGCCGAGCCTGTCCGTATCGGCACCATTGAAAACGACGCCACGAACCAGACTTTTGACAGCCAGCAATACCGTGTTTACAGCCCTGACGGGAAAAGCGTGACCCTCTGCGGGAATGGCGGAGGATTGGGAGCCAAGACGGGCCTTTATGCAACGCCAATCGGCGGCCTGGATGGGAAAGTGTGCCCCGTATACGAAGTCCGCGACGGCTTTATCTCCATTAAAGGCAAGCGATACCCGATTAAACTGCGAGACGGATTTTACATCATTCGCAAGCTGACCGTGCCGGAATGTAAACGCCTCCAGACCGTGCCGGATGAGTACGTTTTCCCGGTGAGCAACAGCCAAGCCTACAAGATGCTGGGCAACGGCTGGACGGTGGACGTGATCGCCCACATTATGAGCCATTTTACCGGACTGACGGAGGGACAGGTGGAAGTGCTTTCCATGTACGACGGTATGAGCTGCGGCCATATCGCGCTGGACAAGCTGGGCGCGGAGATCACCGCCTACTACGCGACGGAGATCGACAAGTACGCCATCCAGACCACGCAGCACAATTTTCCCGAGACCATCCAGCTTGGCGACGCATTTCAGGTGAGAGAGGAAGGGTGGACGCTATGAGCCTTTCCGGTTACACCAACACACCAATCCTGCCCGAGAAAGCCAAAGAGCTGATGTCCCTTGACACCGAGTACAAGGAGATCATCACCTACGGCAAGATCGAGGAGTGGTTCACAGCATGGGACGGGAAAGTCTATGTGAGCTTTTCCGGCGGCAAGGATTCAACCGTGCTGGCCTACCTTGCCGCAAACTGGCTCTCACATTTCCGCACGCCGCCGTGGCCGCTGAACCTCGTATTCGTCAACACGGGGCTGGAATATCCGGAAATCCAGAAATTTGTGAACACATACGCGGATTGGTTGCGGCGCGAGTTTCCCCGCGTGACCGTCAACCTACACCGTCTGCGTCCGAAGATGAACATTCGGCAGGTGGTGACGAAGTACGGGTACAGCATCATCGGTAAAGACGTAGCGCACCGGATAGAAACCGCGCGGCGTTCACCAAATAGCCGAAGTATGAAGCTATTGCGTGGGGAAGTCTTACGCACCGATGGGGAAAAGAGCATATACAACTGCGAAAAATGGGAGTATTTGCTTTCGGCTCCATTCCTCATATCAGACAAGTGTTGTGAAATTATGAAAAAGTCCCCATCAAAGAGCTATGAGCACCGAGCGGATGTCAAGCCCATGATGGCAACAATGGCGGAGGAAAGTCTTCTGCGGATGCAAAAATGGCGCGAAACCGGCTGCAACGCCTTTGAGGGCAAGCGCCCGATGGGAAAGCCTATGAGCTTTTGGACGGAGCAGGACGTACTACGGTTTATCGTAGACCGGCAAATCCCTATCGCAAGCGTCTATGGCGACATTGTAGCCAGCGACGGCGAGAACGACTACACCGAAACGCTGATCGACTGCAAGCTGCACTGCACGGGTTGCCAGAGAACAGGTCAGAGTATAACGGCCGCTTGATGGGGCGACCCATCATGTAATAACAGTGTGAACCCTATTACTCAGGGGTGTGCCGCCACAAGGCGGGGCTAACGGGGGAGCCCTAACGTAAAGACGAGGGTAATCCCGTGCTGAGCTAATCGTGATAGCGTATTTTGTGTTTATAAATTTGAGGTCTTGATTTGAGGTTTATGGATTTTTTAATTCTGTAGAACACGGTTTTTGTGATGCCAAATTTATCACAAAGCTCCTGCATCGGCATTTGAGCATTATAAGCATCAACGATGGCGGAAATGTTCAGATCGTCGCGGTTTTTGATTGGTACACGGTGCTTTCGCGAGCCAGCTTTATCTAAAGCGCGACAAACGGTGTATGCGTGGCATCCAAGAGATTGGGCGATTTTTGTATTCGACATGCCTTCTTTTGCAAGGAGAAGAATGTCATCTTGGCTTACATGGTAGTAAAAACCAAGTTTATGAAGCGTCCTAAAAACAGTTGCCTTGTTTACGGAAAATTTGAGGGCCAGATTATCGGCGGATACACCGGATTTAGCAAGAGACAAAAGTTCATCTTCGTTTTCAACCTTGTTGATAATCCGGCCATCGCCGCCCTTTGTTGAGTTATAACCGTTATAAAAAGAATTGTACATAGCGATATATTCAATTTCTTTTTGGTTAAGCAGTTCAAGGGGGACGTTATCTTCAATCGTTTCTACATAAAATTTGTCTCTACCGTATTTGGCTACGGCATTGTAAAGTTTGTAGTTACGCCTGAGTTTTGCGGTGCTGGGCTTCATGTGAACCATAAATCTTTCGTGTACAGTCATTGTCGTTTGCCCGATGTAAACTTTATCGTTTACCGTGTTTTTGATGATGTAAATAGAACCTGTACGCATATTATCACCTCAATAATATTATACACCAAAGACGCAAAAAGCGCAAGTTCAGTGTAACGACTATGGGGGTTGCCCCAGTAGGCCAGAGGATGAGTTACTGGTCGAAGCGCACTGCATCTCCTTGAGATGAAGAGATAGTCTGGGCCATTGGAAACAATGGAATAACTGTGCATGTTCTGCGCGTTCGGCGCACATCTCGAAAAAGGCGAGAACCGATTCGAGCGCATGAAGCACACGCATCCGAAGCACTACGACTTTTGCATCGGCGGTGGGGAGTTTGACCCCGCGGACGGGCTGTGGAAGCCAAACGAAAAGGGCCTCGGCTACGGTCGGGTTCTGGATTACATCGGAGTGAGGTATTGAGATGAAGGGAGGAACTATGAGAGATACAAACCTCGTAAATGCTCTGCGTGAGCACGCAGAATGGGCGGAGGGGAACCAGTGGGAAACGCCCATTACCCTGTGCGACGATCTGGCGGCTGCCGCTGACTTGATCGAGGCGCAGGCGAAAGAGATTGACGCTCTGCGGAACGAACTGTGCCTGAAATGCGGAAACTACACGCTGGCCCATGAGGGGGCCTGTAACGGATGCCGTTGGAGGAGGTAAAGTGATGGAACGACTGACATACCGCGATAAAGACGGATTCCCGATGATGAAAAAACGTGGTGGATTCAAACAGGGAGGCGTTGAGCGTCTTGCCGCCTACGAGGACACGCACATGATGCCGGCCGATGTGATGTCTATGCGTATGGACATGGCTATCATCACAGCGCTCCTCCATGACTGCGACGTGGACCGTATGCGCGAGTTGGCCGAGGCCGACAAGGAAGGCAGGCTCTTCCTCCTGCCGCTGGAGCCTGGGCGGTCGATGCTCTGCCCGGAGCATTTTGAACGACCGTGGGTGATGAAGAACGTGGTGCCCTGCGTCCAGTACCAGAGCAGCGCCGGCATCGTCTTTCACATGGGGTACGACGTGTTCCGCGGCCTCGTGGAGCACGGAAAGATCACTCCCCTCTCGCCGGAGAGAGAAAAAACATTGGCGGCGATGAAGGATGCTTGAACTGAAACCTTGCCCGTTTTGCGGCGGAGAAGCAATACTTGAAACAGTAGATGGCAACAGCCCGGAAGAGTGCTATATATACTGTCCAGAGTGTGATTTTGAAAGTGGCGTATATAGTAAACCCAAATTTATCGTCGAAAAGTGGAACAGGAGGGCTGACAATGGCTGAATACATTGAGCGAGAAGCTGTGATTGATCTAATCACACGTCGGTACGAAAATCCAGAAATCTGCACGCAGGAAATCAACAGTATTCCCGCCGCTGACGTTGCTCCGGTGGTGCATGGGCGGTGGGAACAAGATGCGGATGGCGATTGGTATTGCTCAAACTGTGATGAGGTTGTTGCCATCTGCGAAAGTGGCAGAGAACGAACTTATCGCAAGCCATACTGTCCCAACTGCGGAGCAATGATGGACGGAGGTGCTGACCATGAGGACGATTGACGCTGATAAACTGGTTGATATGCTATATGACAATGAGTTTGCTGTACTTTGCCCGTTGGATGAAGTAAGCGGAGTAGTTGACGCTTGCACCACCGTTGATGCCGTAGTCGTGACGCGGTGCAAGGACTGTAAGTATCTTGTTAACGCGACAGTTAACGCTAACGGTTTTCTCATCTGCGACATCAGCGATATGGAGATTACGCCAGACGATTTTTGCTCCTACGGTGAGCGGAGGGACAAGCCATGATCCGCATCATCATCGACATTGAGGACTACGGCGACAAGCTGGCGACCAAGGAGGCCGTGGCAATGGCACTTGAGCAGTTCGGCAAGGTGCGCGTGGTTATGGTGACAGACGGAAAGGAGCCGAAGCGATAATGGACGATTGGACACGCATCCCCGCTCCCATTGAAAAGGAGGACGACCGGCGCGCGCTGTGCGCCATCCTCGCCGCGAACGGCCTGACGGTCCGCATCGCCGTCGAGAAGAACAAATCCGGCTACCGCAAGTGGTACGTCGAGTACCACGCATAAGAAAAAGTTCATAATTCCATCCTTGACTTGCGGTGGCATATATGATACTATTCGCATATCTTACAGAGAATCGGGTGACTGCTTTTGTCTCAAATCGATAAACTAATCGCAAAGTTCCGTGAAAAACCCACACGGAACGATATTACATACGATGAGGTGAGGCGTATCGCCAAGCATTACGGTTGTGACGTAAAGTCTGGCGGAAAGCACCCGATTATTGTCGTTTCAAAAAAACCGGTTAAGATCATCCCCATTCCGGGACACGGAAAGTTTGTGAAAGAGGCGTACATCACTGAGTTGAAAAAACTTTTCGAGGAAATTGAAGCGGCTTCTCAGTAGCAAGGAGGAATAGCAATGAAGTACCCGTTCAAAGTAGTTCAAATGATGAACGAGCAGCACATCTATTGGGTTGCAACATCGCAGTTGGATGGATGTGTTGGACAGGGTGAAACCATGGAGGAGGCCATTAGCGAGCTTGCCGAAAACGAAACTGCATGGCTGGAAACTGCCGCAGAGGTTGGAATCCCAATTCCTGATGTTGCCATCGAAAAAGCCCAAGCGTATAGTGGAAAACTGACCTTACGTATTGCCCCTTCTGTCCACGCAATGGCTGCAAAGTTGGCAAAAAAAGACGGCATTAGCTTGAATCAATACATCAACGATGCCGTTGTTGCGCACAATAAAGAGAATACTATTCTCGGATTTGTCTCTGAAAAAGTTAGTGGCCTTACAGAGTGGATTGGGCAAAAGTTCATAAGCGGAGCATCTTATAGCACCAATAACGAAATTACTTGCATGACGTCTCTCCAAACAATGCATTTAATTAACAGACCCAATGTGAGAAGTTAGGAGTATTTATATGGTTAACGTACGTCTGTTGCAGCAAAGAACAAAAGACTTTGAGCTTCATAATAACGTGCCTCCTACCAAAGACAAGGAAGAAGGGCGGCTTGATCTTGGGCTCAAATACAATTTTCATATTGAATATGCCGCCGACACGAAGCACTGTAAGGCAACCCTTGTTCAAATAGCCGAGGCGGTGGATGATCCACAGATATTTCATATCTCTGCTACACTGGAAGGCGTTTTTGAAACGGATTCGATTGTAAATGATGAAATGAAAAAGGAAATTCACATTAGGTGTTATTATGAACTCTTTCCCTATGCGCAAGCATTGATCTCTCAAGTAAGTCTTGCAACTGGTATAACGCCTATTGTAATTCCTTCAGACCGGTTACTTCCTGAGAACATCTCGATTGGATAGTAAACAAACGAAAAGCAGGGCTTTCGCCCTGCTTTTCTCTTTCCCTCATTTCCACTTTGCCGGAACGCTCGTATAGAACGAGAAGGTATCCCGCGCGGCAGCCATCTGCGCCGCATCGAAGCCGAGCTCGTGCAAATACTGCTGAAACTCCGCCGTCTTGTCCTTGGCCTTGCCGTCGGCATTGTTCAGCGTGCGGTATTTGTCGAGGACCTTGACCGCCGTCCGCGGCGAAACGCCCGCGTCCGCCAGTGCGCCCGTAAAGGGATTCTTTGCCGCGTTCGTCGTGCTGTTCTTTTCCTGCCACGCCTTGCCCCGCTGTGCGTTCGTCATGCCGGACAGCTCGAGGAGCGTCTGCGCGGATTCCACATAATCCACACGGGCATTGTCGTCCCTGTCCGCGTTGACCTTGTAGAGGATGTAGGTCTCCGGCGGCATAACACTCTTCATCATGCCCTTGGCAACGCTGCTGTCGGACACCTTGTAATCACTCACCGCCTGCTTGCCCTTGACCTTGGCGTATTCATAGGCGTATCCGACCGCCTTGGCCTTGTCGGCGTCGGACAGCTTCTGATAGCCCTTGCTTTTCAGCAGCGGCTTCAAAACCTGCCTACGCGTCTGGCCCATGACCTTCGCGTACTCCGTGTACTCCTCTCCCGTGAGATACTTTCGCTCGCCGTTTACGACGAACGACTTCTCCGCGGCGGAGGGCAGGCCCTCGCCGGTCGCCTCATAGAGCCGCCGGACCTCCTGCGTGACCGCATCATTTTTGATCTCCTTGACCGTGCTCGGGGAGACGGAGTTCTGAATGATCCGCAGCAGCGGATCTCCGTTGCTGACCTCCTCGCCCCACATATCAATGCTCGGCTGCATGGCTTCGCGGGCGAACGGCGTCTTGCGCAGCACGGTTTGTCCGAAATACTTCGCGTCCCGTTCGAGCTGCGATGTGCCGCTTTCAACATAGCTTTTGCGCACGGTATCGTCCAGCGCGGACGCGATCTTCCCGCCGACGGTGGGCAGGAACTGGCTCGCATAGCTCGACGCCACGCGCCCGACTGCGGACGCCATCGGATTGTCGGCGTAGCTGATGTTGCGGATGATGTCGTTGAATGTGGAGAGCATTGAGGTCTCCAGCACAACGTCGCCGATGTTGCTCACCGCATCCATCAGGCCGCCGAAGTCCATACCGCCCTCCACGAGTGCGGCGCCGGCAAAGAGCGGGATCGCCGCAGGCACCGCCCAATCGAGCGTGTACGAGCGTCCGCCCAGCTCCAGCGCGTAATCCTGATGGCCGAGTGTCTTGTTGAAAGCCTCCTCGTCATCATCGTCGCCCGCGCGGAGATTCAGCAGCCCTTCCGATGCAAGGTATGCGCCCAATGCCAGAATGCCGGTCCCTGTCAGGCCCTCGCATAAGCTGTCCACCGCGTCCGCCGCCGTCGCCTTGCCGCTCTTCACGTCCACCGCCGCCTGCTTTACAGCCTTTGCGATGCCGACGGGAGAATAGTCAAGGCCGGTCGTCAGAATGTTCGCCGGGGTCTTGCGGAACGGCATTACGGCGTCATAGGCGATGGAGAGCGCTTTTGCCGCCTTGTTATCGCCCTGATAGTGTCCGGCGCGGGCAAGCAGCTCAGAAAGGGCGGTCGTGTTGCGGTAGGTCGCCTTCTGCGCCTCGTTAATGGCGTATTCCCGCGCCGCCGCCACAAGCTCCGGTTTCGCGCCGCTCTGCGCTTCCTCCGCCGTCACGCCCTTGGCCTTGAGCGCCTGTGCAAAGCTCTCTACATAGGCGGGACGATTGAAGAGCACGTCGCCGCGGTCCAGCGCCGCCGTGTTCCAGCGGGACGCGGCATTGACCGCCTTGCCGACGCCGCTTTTGCCGAAAACCTGAGCGCGGCGCTTCTCCTCGATCTCTCTGGCGATGCCGCTGGCGTTGTATTCGCTGTATTTCCCGCCGCCCATTGCGCTCTGCTGGTCGGCGGCATACTGCTCCTTCGCCCATTGGCGCAGCTTGGCGTCGGCTCCGCTCCGCCCGACCACGCTTTTCGTGCGCTGGCTGCTGTCGCGCACGACCATCGGCTCGATCAGCGCACCGATGGTATTCTTCACGGTCCGCGCGCCGAGCTGGATCGCATTGCCCGCGAGGTTTCGGACGTGCGTGGTCGGATTGCCCAGCATCGACAGATACCGCCATGCATCCGCCTTTTCGCGGAAGGTGCTCGGGCTTTGGTCGGCAATGCTCTGCGTGATCGCGTCCCACGCCGCCTTGCGCCCTGCGTCGCTCTCCGCCGTCAGGTAAGCGTCGGCAAGCTCCGGGTCGATGAAGATGCCGTCATATTGGTCGACAAAATTCGTCTGCACCGTTTCCGCGTCTGCGGCGCGGCGCCTGCGCCCGGTCCCGCGTTCCTGCGCTTTTCGGTTCACGCTGTCCACATAGCGCCGCAGGGAAAGCAGCTTCCCCGCCGGGGTCAGCCGGTTGAGCAGATTCATCGCCTGCACCGTCTGCGCCGAAGTGTGGGCGCTCTGCGCAATGTTCGTCAGCAGCTCAAAGGCGGTCACATGGTCTCCCGCCGCGACCGCTTCGTTGTAGGCGGCAATGCCGCGTGCCATATTCTCCTTGCCGACCGATTGCCCGAGCGACGCAAGCACGTTGAATTCGTCCGCTACCGTCTGATAGCCGCCCGCACGCCGAATCGCGTCCTGCGCCGCCGTGTGCGCGGCCTTGTCCGTGATGGGGAGATAGTCAAACGTGCCGCCCGCGACGGCCTGCTCGATCACCTCGGCGAACTCGTTCGAGGTCACGGGGGAATTGAGGATGGTCGAAACGGCTTTGCTGACCGCCTTGCCGGTCGCAGGATTTACGGTCGGGACCTCGCTCGGCGCTCTGCCGTGCAGCTCCGCCGCGCGCTCCTCCGCCGTGCGGTTGACGCGGTGGAATTCGTCGCTTCGCTCTTGAATATTCTGAAAATCGCTGTTCAGGCTCCCGCGGTTTGCACCACCCAGTCCGTCCACGTCCCAGATCGGCAGCTCCTCCGCCGTGCGCTCCGTCACCGGCTGCGCGCCGTTGATCGCGCTCTTGGCGGCAATATAATCCGGATTCGGCCCCACGGTCGAGCCGTCCACTGCGGTGTAGCCGTTCGTGAGCATATCATCCAGCACGAGCTCCAGCACCTTCGCGGCCTTCACGTTCTCCTGTCCGTGGTCGCGGATCAGACGGTCCGCCGCGTCGATGATCTGGCCTCGCGTCAGCCCCTCGTCCATTGCCTGCCGCAGCGCGGGCGTCTCGAAGATATAGCTTGCGCGCCGGTATCCGTTCGCCGTCCGCTCGCGTCCGCCCATCTGCTGCCCGTAGTGGAGTGACAGTCCGGCGATGCCGGAAAGCTGCTCCGCCGCCTCCGTGTAGTAGGGCCGCATTTCGGGATGGTCGAACTGGAAAGCGTTCACGTCCCGCGCGCCCACGCTCTCGCTCGTGCGGTTGTCGATGTGCCGCTCCGGCGCATATTCCCGCGCCGCTTGCATATCCTGTGTATTGACAGTGCCGCGCCCTTGTGCTACACTGTCATTAGGAACTTCAGGCTCGAACGTCTCGGACGTATAGGTGTCGGCCGTGTTTGCGGCATTCACCGTCGAGGTAGGGGTTCCTTTCTTTTTGATGTACAGTGTCCGCGGCTCGATTGTCCCGCGCTTGAAGTTGTCGAACTGGACATATACAACAGTCCCGTTGCCAATGTCTTTTTCAAACTGCAAGCCATTGCGGCCAGCCTCCCAATTTTCCGCATCTCCGAGCGTGATGCGGTCGGGGTGCTCGACAACATCTGCGATGACGTCCATCGAGATCGAGCTGAGCGGAAGATTGCCGCGCGAGACTTCTGCATTGTCGTTCCCATGCTGGTCCATAATATGCTTTACATTGTCTGCGGTAATGATGTAGTCGCTGGACTGCACATCGTATCCGAGCAGGGCACTCATTTCCGCTTTTGCCGCATCCGTCACGCGCCCAATATACAGCTTTTCCAGCGGCTCCCCCAAATGGCTTTTTCTGCCGTTCTTCCACTTGGAGAAGAAGTCGGAAATGGACGTGTCTACTCCGGCCACGATATTGCGAAATGTCTTGCTCGTGCGCTGGATCGCCGCCGTTTCCAACGGATCATAATTGCGCCTGTATTCCGCTCCCTCCGCGGGGGCGGTTTTTTCTGCGCTCTGGGCGCCCTGTGGCGCGTTCTGCGCGTCGGGTGCCAAATTGCCCTCGCCGTTCGCTCGCGTGGCTTCTGCGCCCTGTTGCGGGGCGGCGCTTGCCGTTCCCCCGCGCGTGATGGCATTACCGGCGATCTCCGCGCCGCTGCCCGCAAGGCCGAGAATGCCGCCGATCAGACCGTCGTAGAGAACGTCCTGCAACTCCAGCTCGCTATAGTTCTGCCTGACGCCCTTGCCGTTGTAGATGCTCTGCAAAATCGGCTGTACCACATCCTCCAGCATTTCCTCACCGCCCTCGGAGAGGAACGAAAGCGCCGCTTTGCCCGCCGCACTTCCGCCCATCTTGGCGACCGCGCCCTCCAATGCCTTATCCAGCACACCGCCGCCGAACACCTTCTTAAACGGGGCGGCGATGTTGGCGAGCTTTTCGGTCGCCACGCTCACCGCGGCGCTGCCCGCGCCGTAGGCGAGCGCCTTTGTCTTGCCCTCCATGCGCTCAGCGGTCGTCGCGTCGGGGGAAATGGTCTCCTTCGCCTCCTGTGTGCTGTCGCCGAACATGCGAGTTGCGATGCTCGGCAGGCCGCCCGCGAGTGCGTCCATCGCCATCTGTCCACCCGCCACACCGACGTCCACCGCCGTGCGCCCGATAGCGCCCAGCCCCTCTTTTTCCTTGGCGATGCCGTACTCGGCGTCGCTCTTGAGCTTGGCGCGCGTATCGCCCAGCTTGCCGACCGCGTTCTCCACGTCGGCGGTTTTCTTCGCGTAGGCTTCGCTGTTGATGGCAATAAGCCGTTCGTTGCGGTCAATGAGCTGCTGCCAGCGTGCGCGCTCCTCCGCCGTCTGCGCCGCGTCGCGCTTGGCGGTATAATTTTCGATGTTGCGGCGCGAAGCGTCGATGCTCGCCTTTTCCGGACTGACGGCCCAATCCGCCGCCTGCAGCGCTTCAAGGCCGCTTGCCGCCGCGCCGACCTGCCCTGCCAGCCAGCCGCTCACCGTGCCGCCGAGCATACCGCCCTTCTTGTCCCGGATGGTGTCGCTCACCACCTGCGCCTGCGCTCTGCGCTCTGCGTCCGCGTGGTTTGCGGTCCGGTGGCTGCTGCGCTCGCTTCGCGCACGGCTCGCGCCGTACTTCCGCGCCTCCTGCACGAGAATATCGTTATAGGGGGCAGCGGAGGCTTTTTTTGCCTCCTGCCGCTCCTGATACGCCATCAGATTGGGCTTTTTTGCGGCGGTCTGCCGCTGCTGCTTTTCCTGATAGGCAATGAGGTCAGGCATTTCCGCCATAGTGTCCGCTCCTTATCCGCCAAAAAGGCCACTCAACTCATTCTGCTGTTCCGCAGACATATTCTTCCAGTACCGGTTTACAACATTCTGCGCCGAGGCCGCATTGCCCTGTCCCATGTAGGTCAGGATCGTCCGCCTTATGTCGCTATAGCTCGGCAGGCCGTTTGTTCCGAGCAGAGCGTTTCCGCTGACCGGCCCTCTGACAGTTTCGGTCGTTTCACCGATATCGTCGGTCGTTCCGCTCTTGCCCCTGCCCGTGCTCTTCCTGTTGCTCGCTTCGAGCTTGGCATACGCCAGCGCCAGATTGTCCGCCGCATCCTTGCGGGACGCTTCAAACTCCGTGAGCCAGCGCTGCTGCTCCGCGTCCGCCTCAGCCTGCGCCGCCGCTGCGCTCTGCCGGCGCACCAGCTCCTGATACAGCGCGTTGGCAAGGTCGGCGTTCCCGCTCGCCTGTGCCTGCGCCACCGCCGCGTTGTACTGCTGATCCAGCGCCGTCAGCTCGCTTTCCAGGTTTCCGCTCGCCTCGGCCTCCTGTGCGCCGAGGTCTGCAAGATTCCGCTGCAGCTCTGCGCTGCGGGCAAGCTCCGCCTGTCCGCTCGTGCCGGTGTTCAGCCCGCGCGCCGCGGCATACTCGCCGAAGTTTCGGCGGCTCAATTCGTTCTGCGCCGCCGCGAGGTTGCGCATCGCGTCATACTTCTGTGGGATAAGCTCGCCCTGCCGCTGCATCCGCGTTACGTTGGCGTTATACGCGCCCTCCAGCGCCGAAAGGTTTGCCTGCATCTGCTGGCGGTATATATCACGCAAATAGTCGCTCAGATCGTTCACCTGCTGCGGCTCTGTATAGCCGGAACTCTTGCGGTTGATCGCGCCGCCGGAGACGCCTCCTCCGTATCCGCCGGAAGTCCCGGCATACCCGCTGCCTCTTGTGCCGTCCGCATACGTCGGGTAGATCAGCTCACCGTCTGCGTCTACGCGCGGATAAACGTTAGCAAGATCCTCTCGCGCCGCACCATTGCGGACGTTGATTGCGCTCACAGCGTAACCGTTTTCGTCGTATGTAATGGCGTAACCGTTCTTCTGCACGGTTTTCCCAGCCCAGCGCATATCACGCGACAGGTCGGCGCCGGAGTAGGAGCCCTTCGTGCCCTTTGCGTAGGGCGTGGTGTCCTTGTAATTCGAGTTTGGCGCGCTGCCATCCTCACGAACCCATCCGGTCTGTGTCGGGCTCTCCGTATCATAATAATAGGCTTTTCCGGTCTTTTGCGTGTATCCGCCGCCCGAACCACCGGAGCTGCCGCCGGAGGATCCTCCACCGGAATTTCCGTACTTCTGCTCGGCGGAGTTCAGCTCCTTCATCTGGTTCTTCGCCCACTCGGCGTTGCCCCCGCCGCCGGAGATGAGATTGTTGAGATATTTCCGCTCATTGGCATAGTTTGTCTTTTCGTTGTAGGCCATGCTCACTTCACTCCTTTATGATCTGCTGAATATATGCCGTGATGTACCCTCCCCACGCCTTCTGCGTCACAGGCCCGAACGAACCGTCTGCGTCCAACTCGTACCCACAGGCATTGAGAAATTCCTGCAACTTTTTGACTTCCTCGCCCTTGTCGCCGCGCGTAAGCACGGTCTTGTCCGCGGGGTATTTCGGTATGCCGAAGCCGCGGATATACCGCCCGTTGACGGGGAGGACGCGGTACGCGCACTCATGACGGATCCCCTTGTTGCCCTCGAAAACAGTAAAGGTTTTCCCGTCGCAGGCGGTCACGATGCCCGTGTGGTTGGGCGCGCCCGTGCAGTCCGTGAAGGCGTAGTCCTTGCGGTCGTTCCAGCAGTAAAACACTTGCTCGCCGACCGTTGGGACGTGCGCGTCGTCCTCAATCCATTGGCCGCGCGCCTGATACCAGCGCATTTGCTCGCCGCAGCTGCACTCGATGGGAATGCCCTCTGTCAGGCCGCAGAGGATCGCCGCCGCGGACACCATCGCCGCGCAGTAGTCGTCCGAATAGGTGAGCCTGTAGCCGCGCGGGTGCGGGAGATAGCTGTTGTAGGCGTCTACGATGCGCTTGTGCACCGCGTCACCGCGCACCGCGCCCTCCCACGCAGTCAGGGTCTTGATAAACTCGTCGCGCTTCATCGTCTCACCTCTCCTACAGGAACCGCACGGCGTAATACTGCCGCTGGTTTGTGTTGATCTTGCTGCACGCCGCATGGATGGCGGCGACGTGCCCGCCGTCGAGCATAACGGCGTATTCCAGCTTGAGCTTGCCCCGCACGAAGGCATTGACCTGCTGCGCCGTCATGTTCTTGCAGTACACGCCGTAGAGCATCCCGCCCTTATAGCCGAGGACGGTATGATCCGTGCGCCGCAGAACGTCGCCGAACGCCCCCGTGAAGCCCTCTGCGGCAGGGTTATAGTTGCCGAGCAATCCCATACCCCCGACCGCCCAAATGACGCCAGAGTGCGTCAGAGCGTCCGCCGAGGAGACGCGGGCAATGCGCACCGCGCCGCCCGTGGTCTTGTAGAGCACGCTCTCGGGGCGAGGATAGTGACAGCTCATGCCGCGCACCACCCTGCCGGCGCGCACGAGGATGCTGCACGGCTGCCCCTGCCACGAAAAACTCCCCGAAATGCTGTTCTCCGGCATCCGTCCGCTCAAGTTGAGCGGGTCAATGTCGCGGGCGAGGATCGCGGGCTGCCCGTACAGCTCGACGTTAAGGGGCCAGCAGTCCGCGCCGAGCTTGGCGGCGATGTCGCTCAAGGTCTGGTTTCCGATCCAGCCATTTTCCAGCGCCCCGACGGAGCGCTGGATGGCCTTTATCATGCGTACCTCTTCCGAGGTGGAGCCGACCACATCTTTCATGCCGTCGGCTCCTCGTCGCTCCCGAGGAGCTTGTCGCCTGCGGCGTCCACGGCGTTCTTTCCCGCCGCCAGCAGCTTCACCAG